AAGAATACCGTACAATTTCGACCCTCGATGGTATCAAGTCGAGGTCATGGATGCTTTCGCAGAAGGCTATAAAAGGCTTTTACTTGTATGGCATAGACGTTGCGGAAAGGATCTTTCTTGTTTAGCGTCTATTGTGGTGCCTCAAATGCTTGAAAGGGTAGGTTACTATCTCTATGTTTACCCCACTAGCACCCTGGGAAAAAGGGCAATGTGGAGAGGGCTAGACAATGAGGGGAGAAGCTTTCTTTCTCGTATTCCCGACCCCTTTGTTAAGAAGAAGTACAATAGTGAAATGCTAGTCGAGCTTACAAACGGCTCTTTAATGCAAGTAGTAGGATCGGACAGGATCGACAACGTGGGGATTAACCCTGTAGGCATTGTGCTTAGCGAAGCAGCCTTACAAGTGCCAACAGCCTGGGAGTATATGCGTCCTATCTTGCGTTTTAATGGCGGTTGGGCTTTGTTCAATAGTACACCCAGGGGAAAGAATCATTTCTATGACACTTACGAGATGGCGGTAAATAATCCGAAGTGGTTTGTTTCTCACCTCACGATTGACGACACGCAGTTACTCACAGACGAAGACATTGACGAGGAAAGAGCCGAAGGAATGTCTGAAGAGATGATCCAACAGGAATACTATTGCTCTTTCGATAGAGGGATAGAAGGGGCTTATTTCGGGCGTTACGTTGACATAGCAGAGAGAGAAGGGCGTATTTCCTTTGTGCCTCATGAGGAATCGCTACCAGTACACACGATTTTTGATCTAGGGATGGATGATTCAACAGCTATTTGGTATGTGCAGCTATTAGGGCTTGAAATCCGTTATATAGACTACTACGAGAATAACGGTCAAAGCCTGGAGCATTACGCTAGAGAGATGAAAAGTAAAGAGTACGTCTATGGAGATATTTTCTTTCCTCATGATGGCAAGGTAAGAGAGCTAGGCAGTGGAATAAGCCGTAAAGATAAGTTTGAAAGGCTTATGGGGATACCTGTTCAAATAGTGCCGGACGTTAGCTTTCTCGATGGCATAGAGTGTGCCAGGAGGATGTTTAAACGTTTTTGGTTTGATCTTGACAAGACAGCGACAAAGAAACATAAAGGTCATGTGTGCGGTGTGGATTGCCTTAAGTATTACCAGAAGAAATGGGATGAAAAAGCCGAGAGGTACGAGGACAAGCCCAAAAAGAGCAAGTGGAATCATGGAGCCGATGGGGTACGTTATACGTCCATAGTAGTAGATAAGGGCTTGCTTACCAACAATAACAACTCTAATTTGTCTAAGATCCAGGAGCTTAACGAGCGTTACGGTAGGCGTAGAGTATAGTAATATAAAAAAAGCAAGTGTTTAAATTTTTCCTATGATAAAAGGGGAACAGGAGAAAATATATGGCTACAAAAGAAGACACAATAAAAGATTTTGATGATTTTTATACCTATGGTATTAACTCCTGGCAACCTTTTTTAACTCAAGCCGAAGAAGATTATCTATTCTATTTAGGGAAGCAATGGCAAGACAGCGAGATTGTTGACCTACATGACGAAGGACGCAACGCCTACGTTTTCAACTACATACAGCGAAACATTAACTTGACGGTAGGGCATGAGATCAAAAACCGCAAGGGCATAGGATGCAAGCCAGTAGGCAAGAATGATGAGCTAATAGCCGATATCCTCAACGGCACAATGATAAACGTAAACGCTAATAACGATACTTATGACGTAGTAACGGACTGTTTCGAGGATGGTTTAATATGCGGTATGTCGCTAGGTACTCTTTACGTTGACTACTCAAAAGATATAGTTTCGGGAGATATAAGGCTAAAATGTGACCCCTTTCAGTCATATATAATAGATCCCAAGTTTACCAAGATGGACTTTTCAGATTGTGGCTACATTGAAAAGCGTACTTTCGTCAATGAACATGAATTGAAGATGATGCAGCCACAAGTTGACGTTAAAGGGCTACCGACAGGAGCACCCGACCAGAAATTTAACCTACAGAGCGTAGCCAGGAACAACGGTGGAGACGCAGTTTATGCCTATGATGAGCTATGGACGAGGACAACGAAGCAAGTAAAAGCATGGGTAGACCTGGAAAGCGGTATTACTGGAGAGTGGACAGGGAGCAAAGAGGATTTCGAGCTTTTCCTTTTCCTTAACCCGACAAAAAGACCTATCAAGATGATGAAACCGTCTGTTAGATATCGTGTGATGGTAGGTAGACAGCCAGTGTATGACGGTGACGAGCTTTCAGGTATAGACGATTACCCACAAGTCGCCTATTTAGGCATATACAAGCCCCAGGTTGACGATTTCAAGTACAAGCTGCATGGAATGGTTAGACCTTCAAGAGATCCCCAGGAAAACTACAATAAGATCAGATCGAAAGAAGACGATATTCTAAAAAGTTCGCTTTACTCTTCTTGGCTAGTGGAAGATGGGGCGTTAGAAAATCCCGAAGCTGCTTATTCTTCTGGACAAGGACAAGTTATATCACGAAAGAGGGGATCATCTCCTGACGCTGTTACACGCCTGCCCAACAACTTAGGCGATGTTGCCCCTCTAGTTAACCTTTCCCAACAGCTCAACAAAGACATGATCGAACTCGTAGGACTTTCGGAAGAGGCACTAGGAACGCAGGACGCAGGCAACACGGAGATATCTGCAACCTTAGCGAAGATGAGGGTTAGCAATTCCGTTACGGTCTTACAGCGATACTTTAGCAATCTAGAGAAGTTCCAGAAATTCGTAGGGCGTAAGATGCTACGGATGATCCAGGTTAACTATACGGATAGGAAAATCGCAGAGATTACCGAGAAGCCGAAAGAGCTAATAGAGCAGATTTCCCAACAGCTAAGAGATCCCAAGTATGGCAAAAACGTTATTGTTGCCGAGCAAGACCTCACAGACACACAGCGTAACCTTACATACATGCAAGCGGTACATGCTAAGGGTGTTATTGGTGATGAGTTTCCAAATAGCGTTATTATTGATCGTCTACCTATCACAGAGAAAGCCGAAGTACGCCAGGCGTTCGATCAACAATCGCAACAGGTACAGCAGCAACAAGCGAAGATCACGGAGCAGGAAGAGCTTAACAAGCGTCTGATTAATGCCGAGATTGTCCATAAGCTTTCACTAGCAGAGCAGCAGAGAGAGACAGCCGTTTCCAGACAGGCACTAGCTATGCAGCATCTTGCTAATAGTGACGCAGACAGAGCAAGAGCAATCCTTGACAATATCAAGGCTGCTAAGGAAATAGATTCTATGGAAGAAGATAGGCTGATGAAGTCTATAGAGTTTATCTTGAGCCTGGAAAACCAGAGGAAGCAGGGAGACGTAATAAACACGAAGGTTACAAGTGCAGAGACAGAGAAGGATGTTGTAGCGACAAATCAAATGAATAAGCAACCACAACCACAACCACAGCAGCAAGGGCAAGTAGCATGAGCGAATTAATAGAGGCAGATGATTTCATTGAGGCGATGGCTGAGGAGATGCACAGGATATGGATGGCATGGGCTGAGGACTTAATAAACACTGAAAAGCATCTTTCAGAAGAAAGACTTGATAGATGGCACGAATTTCTTGTAGACTATGATAAGTTGGACGAAGCAGTTAAGGAGAAGGACAGGGAGTTAGCAGACTATATCTTCACAGTGCTAATTCATACCTTCCCAAGATTACAAGAGATCTTTGTACAGGAAGAGGAAAAAGAGTACATTTTTAACAAGATGATCCCAGAGGAAAACGAAAATAATGCTGATTCTTAAAGAGAGCACGATTGACAACCTACAGAAAGAGAAGTGTAGAGAGCTTGGGAAAGAGATGATCCCCAGGATTAAGAAGCTAGCAGAGATTTACTATAGAAAGCTAAAGATAGACGAATTTTGGATGATGATAACAGGAAAGCCCGACCTTTTTACAGGTAAGATAATGATTTCTGTTAGTGCATACGACAAGAAGAATAGACCAGACTTCTTTTTAATGAGTTCCCAGATGTGGCACATTAAATGGAGTTCAGGGCTTTGCGAATTAGAATGGATTTTACCCTTGAAGAAACAAGGGGAACACTACACGAAAGATGACCCTTTTGTGAAAAAGAGTTTACAAAAAGCTGAGAAATACTTCAATGCTCCGTTGGTATCGAAAGAAAACCACATGAGCCAGGAAGATTATCAGGAGATTTTACAGGCTAATAACTAGGCTCTTTTCGCCTATTGCAAGCCGTTCTCGATCAAGTGCGGTGAGTATAAAGAATCGTATAGGAGTAGTATAATATGCCGAATGAAGATGAAGGCGTTAATGATGAGCCAGTCGCTGAGGCTCCAGAACATAATGACGAAGGCGTAAATTCTCAAGTCGCTACTGAGGAACAGGAACAAGGTGAAGGGGTTTCCGATAAGGAAATGAACTTTCGTGAAGTTACCTCTAGACTAAAGAATACAGAAAGCGATCTTCAGGCTCACAAGCAACTTGTGCAGCAGCTTTATGCTCAGTTGAATAGTAACCCCCAGGGGGCGAAGCACTCTCAACCTGAAGAAGATCCTTTGAGTTTCTTAGGCGAGAAAGAGGGGTACGAAAGTTTAACAGTCGAAGAAGGCAAAAAGCTTTTCGGTGCTATAGATGCCAAGATTAAAGGCGTTAAAACAGCATCAAAGAGACAAAGCATCCAAGACAAATACGGAGATTACCAAACCTTGATAGCTAAATATGAAAATGAAGTACCTACAGCAATTGCCGAGGCTATATCTACGTCTAAGGACTTGGAGGCTGCTATTGTTGCTTGTATGAATACACCTAGCTATAAAAGGGATCATGCCGAAAAAAATGTTCACCCAGACGCTAAAAAGGCGTTAACAAATGCGGATAAACCCAAGTCTAGTGCAGGCGTAGGAGCAAGCGGAACAGTCAGTAAGTTTTCTGCTTTTATGAATAAGAGCAGACAAGAGAGATTAGCGGAAGCGAGGAAGATTGCTAGAGGTGCGTGAAACTTTGAGGTAAATTATGCCTAACGTTACATCAACAGCAGATACCCCCGACCCTATCGGTGTTTGGTATTCTCCTATATTGTTGGACGTTGCAGTACCTAAGCTTATTCACATGCAGTTTGGAATGAAGAAAAGCGTTCCAGATGGTCACGGTGATAAGATACGGTTTAGTCGTTATGAAGAATTAGACGAAGCAACTACAGCATTGAATGAAGTCACTGATCCAGACGGTCAGACTATGGTTGTTACTCGAATGGATGCCACTCTAGAAGAGTATGGCGATCTAGTCGTGATAACCGATAAAGTCAAAAGAACCAACCGTGATCCTGTCCTAACTGCCACAACCTTAAGGCTTGGGGAGCAGATGGGACGTACAATCGACACTCTAACTTTGGATACTTTAGTGTCCACAGGTTCCGTTTATAATTGCCAGTACGGAGATAATGGCAACGCTATAACAGAGTGGACAGATAAGGATAATGACGAGGTTCTTGATACCCTAATGAACAATGACGCTGATATGTTCGAGGGTGTTATGGAAGGTA